TTCAACTACAAGTGCTGCGGGTAATATAACTTCTGAGTTTATTGTTAACGCAGATCGTTTTGCAATTATAAACAGTAGCACAACGGTTACTAACGCTACGGGTTCTCATAATGCTTCTGTACCTTTTACTGTTGTTACAAGCGCTCAGACTGTCCAAGATGGAGCAGGTAATAATGTAACAATACAGCCTGGAGTATATATGAACGCCGCATTTATTAAAAATGCGTCGATACAATCAGCTAATATTCATAGCGTAAATGCAGCAACTATTACTGCTGGCACAATTAGCGCAGATAGAATTGGTGCTAACTCAATAGAAACAACTAAACTTATTCTTGATGGCACTTCTTTAGCTCAAGGTAATGTGGTTATTGGAGGTCAAACTTTCCAAGGATTAAGAGTTAATGCAATAGATGCTGACAATGTAACAATTACAAACCTTAAAGTAGATAACCTGACAGGTGATGTCAATACAATTGAGTATCACACGGGTAATGGGTCACGACAATTTGGACCAACTTCAGCGGGGCATGTAGAGCTTTCTACATTTGATTGTGATGGAAATTCAGAAGGTAAAGCCCATCGTCCAACGCTCAACATTATTTTTTCAGCGCGTTTTGAAAATGACACTGCAAGTGTAAAAGTTGAAGTAGCGACTGTAACTGGGGGTTCAGTTGGCAGTTATAGTACAGTACAAGAACTTGAACATTTTTGTGGTGGTGTTAGCGGTGCAAATACTACAATTCCTGTTATCGCGGCTATGAGTAGTAATACGACTTCTGATGTGCGGTTTAAAGTAAGTATTAAAATGTTTGGTGACCAGGGCAGTCCAAATAACACTAATGCTTCTAATAGTGGCACAGCGAATTGGCGTGGTTATACCGTAGGATTAGTGTAATGAAACTTTACATACGTTTAGAAAATAATAAACCAGCTGGAAGTCCTACATCAAAAAATAAAACAGGGTACGTTGAATATACTCCTTACACTAAGGAGTTCGATGATGATCAGATGCAACTTATAGATACTTACGATAGCACTTCAAATAGTGTTATACAAAGTATCATTGAACGATCAGATAAAAACGAACAAGTGCTTAAAGTATTACGTGCTAAACGTAATGAACTATTAGATACTTGCGATTGGACACAAATACCGGATAATAAGCTAAGTGATTTAAAGAAAACTGAATGGCAAACATATAGACAAGCGTTAAGAGACATTACAAAAGACCCAAGTAATGTAACTTGGCCTACACCACCCAGTTAGGAGGCAAAGATGTACGGCAAAAAAACTAAGTCAGGTATGCCTATGTGCATAATCAATCAGCCGCCACGTAATATGAAGAAGTTTGCGGCTAAGATGAAGAAGCGAGGTTATACTAAAAAGGAGGAAGATAAGTGAAAGTAAAAGCGCCGAAAGGTTATCATTGGATGAAGCAAAAAAACGGTAGCCATAAGTTAATGAAGCATGGGAGCAAGTTCAAAGCACATAAGGGTGCTAGTCTTGCAGTTGATTTTCCTGTACAAAAGGTGCATAAAACATAATGGCTGGTAGAAAAAAAGCAACGAAAAAGAAAGGCGCGACTCCAACTAACCCCACATTGTATGCACGAGTAAAAGCTGAAGCTAAGAAAAAGTTTAAGGTGTATCCTTCTGCTTATGCAAATGGTTGGTTAGTTCGCACTTACAAAAAACGTGGTGGTGGGTATAGGAATGCCTAAAAAGGCTACAAAAAAACCTACAGGTGGACTGACTGCGTGGTTTGGTAAAGGCCCAAAAGGTGATTGGGTTGATATAGGTGCGCCTAAAAAGAATGGAAAGTTTCAACCGTGTGGTCGGAAGTCTGCTACTAAGAAAGGTAAACGGAAGTATCCTAAGTGTGTGCCAAGGGCTAAAGCTAACCAGATGACTGAAGCTCAACGTAAGAGCGCAGTTAAGAGAAAACGTGCAGCAGGTAATCCTGGGGGCAAGCCTACAAATGTAAAAACTGTTGTTACTCGCGGCACACGAAAACGTAAGAAAACTAAGAAGAAATAAAAATACACTGTAAGTCGAAACCTTTTTTACCACGAGCAATTAGGTTTTCGATTACTACATCACGCACCCATCTACATTCTTCCATAGATTGAAAACTATCGTACAAGACAACGTTGTCCATAAAAAACAGATATAGATTGTACATGGTTAATCTCCCGCATGAGCTGGTATATACTCCTCAAGTAGTTCAATTATTTCTCGTAAAAGCTCAATAATTTCTTCGTCTTCTACTTCTATATCAATGTGTATTTTCATTAATATGTGTTACAACTTCGTGGGTAGAAAACAAATACCTTTTGCGGTTTCTGTAAGCGGGGATTTCAAAATCGTTCTTTGCAAGACGATTGTAAAGGGTTTGAGGGTGACACTTCAACACTTCTGCTAGATCATCTACAGTCATGTATAAACCATATCTATCTAAAAATTCTTCTGTCATACTTTCCTAGACCTGTTTTTTGATTTATTCATAACTTTTAAATTAGCAGCAGTTAAATTTGATGGGTTACGATCTACGTGGTGTACGTCTTTTCCATCACCTTTTGAAACTTTGCCTTCTCGTTCCATCATACGGCGGGTTTTATTACGCTGCGCTCTGCGTTTTTTTTGTTTAGATTGAGAGTGGTAGTTATCGTATTCTTGTCTATAGTTCCTAGCCATCATCTAGTTCCTGTATTAAACGGTTTAAATACCATTTACTTTTTTCCAAGTCTTCTTTTGGTTTACCTTTGTAATTGTACCGCCATAAATACTTCATGCAATTACCTTTAAGGTATCCCTTAAACTCTTCATCTGACATACTAGACTTTATGCCGTCTATAGCTTCTATACCACCTTTATTGTAATGCTCGGGATTATTGACCGGATCGTTCATTAGTTACCTTTTTAATTAACCAGTTAACTAGTTCTTGAGTTGTTAAGCCATTAATAAAATGTGTCCCAAGCAACTTACGATGCCAATTATCTTTTAGAATAACATGGTTTAAATCAGAACCAATTACTACAAATACTAACAAATTATAAGAAGCCATTCTAGTTAACCATGTTTTTTGTAATTCGGATAACCCAGTTTGCACTTCTGTGTTTGAACGCTTAGGTATCTTTATGTATTTGTATTCGATAAAAAGAAAACCAGCGGGACCAGCATACATAGCATCTGGTATCCCACTGGTATAAGTATCACGTATCTTCCATTTATAAACGTCTTTTGGAAGTTTATTGTGAATTGATTTTATAAAGCTAGTTTCGTTCATTAGCCATTTATTGATTCAAAAACTTGTTCGGCTGCTTTGTAATCATCTTCTTGTGCCCAACCTATCCAATCAATTTTTACGTTTAGGTAAGTAGCACCTGCACGGTTTTCAACTGAAACCGTTGACATTTCCCATAAACCTGAGAATCTGTCTCCGCCTTTCAAATTGAGCTGCGTGTTCCAGTTTTTAGATATGAATAACTTAGAAGCTGCAAAGTCAAATATAGCTGGCATTGATAATTCACCCGTTTCAGGGTTTTTCATCATTACTGTGTGGCTATGCGTTTCTTGAATTTGAAACTTTTCAGGGTTATCTTCTTGCACTGCAATAAGATCCTGAGCTTCTTTCAATGTTGAACAAGCATCTATAAGTCCACCGCCTGCTTCTCTGGTTCTCCAGACAACAAACTTTGTATGGAACTTAATGTTTATAAGATACAGTTTTTCCCCAAGTAACTCGTTACTGAGGCTGTTAATAAACATACCTGCTTCCGCTCCCTGTACATACTTAGGGTGATGTTTATCAACCTCATCACTCATCTTTTGTAATTGTTTTATGCGAGGCACAGAAAGGGTAGAAACATCTACATTTTCGTTACCACGGGATGCGCTCATAGAAATATGAGCGGGTACTTTTTCTACTGCTAGTGTTAATTGCTTTGCCATAATGGATTGCCTTATCAGGATTTTCTAAAGTTTAATTTGTCTACGTCCCTCCAACCTACGCCTGGAATAGACTCGTATGTTTGCACATACTCTCTAGCCGCAGTTGCAGAAACGCGTTTGTGCAGTAACTCAAACAACCCGTTTTCCCGAATAAAACCGTAAAGCTGGTCCCAATCAGTAATGTCGGGTAATGCTTCAGTTACAACAGAGATTGTCCCAATTCCGTCAACGTGAGTACGTGTGACTCCTTGTTCTTCTAATCTCTGTATTAACTGACCAGATATAAAGGCTTCTTCACCTTTGAGTTGTTTTACCTGGTCATTTAATTCTTTTATTGAATCTTTTATGTTTTTCAAATCGGACATAATGTCACTGATTTTTTTTGTTTCGCTCATGCTGTTTCCCTTAAACTATTAAGATTAGTAAGAATGGTTAGAAGTTCTTCCATTCGATTAAGTTTACCTTCTAGTTTGTCGTATACATCAGGCTCCCATGTGTTGTCTGCTGCAATACGTATAACTTCAGTGCGTTTAGTTTGCCCTGCTCTGTATATGCGCCTGTTAAACTGCTGATAATGTTCAGCGTTATAAGTTGGAGAAGCCCAGATAATTGTTGTAGCTTTAGTCATAGTAAGTCCATGTCCTGCTGATTGCGGATGACAAAACACAACTTGTAACTGACCAGCTTGCATACGATTTACTACATCATTCCTTTTGTGACCAAGCGTAGTACCATCAATGATTCCATACTTGATACCTTGTTTTTCACACATTTCTACAAGGTAATTCCTTTCATGTGTCCAGTTAAATGCTACAAGGCTGTGACTGCGCTCTAAAATCAATTGTAAGACAAGGTTATACCTTTCCTTATGGATACCTATTACTTTGCCTTCTTCGTCGTATAGAGCGCCTGTACAGAGCTGTAATAGCTTCTTTACTTTAGCACCTGCGTGTACCGCATTTACTGTTCCTTTATCTGTTACAAGCGTCGAGTCATTAGCAAGATTACTGTAAGCTTTCATAATCTTGTTAGGCAACTGTGTAGTCATAGTCCTGACTGTCTGCTCAGGCATATCAATACAGTCTTCAAGCTTGTGGCGAATGTTAATATCAAACAAAGCACTAGCAACAATTTGTTCCGCATCATCTTTGTCTACCCATTCGTTAGCAAAACCATTGAACCTGCTAGTGCAAACTGCCTGTCGAAAACTATAGAACCTAGTCCCTAGTCTTTGACCTCCGTCTATTAGAAAAGCTGGATGCCAGATATCAAGAATAGTATTGCTATTAGGTGTACCAGACATGCCGATACGATAATAAAAACTGTCAACAAGTTTCTTCATTGCTTTACTACGCTGACTGTCTTTATTTTTAAACGCTGTAAACTCATCAATACAAATGGTATTGAACAGAGTACCGCGTAAATAAAGTGGATTTTTTACAAGCCATTTAACTGCATCGTGATTTGTAATAACAATGTCACTGTCTTCAATAAATGCTCTTTCTCTGTTTTTTGCATAAGCGACATTGTAAGTAAGACTTGGCTGAAACTTTTCAATGTCATCGCCCCAGCTTGCCTGCAATATAGACAAAGGGGCGACAACTAGCATACGACCTTTTGCTTTTGGTAGCTTTTTGTATGCGTCTAATACACTCCTTGTTTTACCTGTCCCTGGATCTGATGTTATCAGTACCTTTTGTCTACTAAGAATAAACTCAGTTGTCTGTGTTTGATGTTTAAATGGTTTCATAATTTATCATAATATAGCAAGTGTAATTAAGTGTCAAGTAATTCCCCATATACATTCAGGATGATCTCCTTTTTTGTATGAACACCATTTGCAATTATTTTTGCTAGGTTTAGGTTCATATTCTTCACACGTTGTCATAGCTAAAGCTCTCCGATGGAATCCAGGCATAAATGTCATGGCTTCCTTTCGGGTATAAGTTTTAACTGTAGTTTCCCCTTGGTCTAAATACCATAACTCTGCTTTTACATACTCAAGATCTGGGTATTTAGCAAAAGCGCCTATGGCATATAATAAACATTGTTGGCTATGGCCTATTTCATTGCCTATTTTTTTGCCAGTTTTATAGTCAATAACTCTAGCGCTGTTGTCATCTTCTACTACAAGCGCATCAAGTTTGATTCTTGCCCATGTTTCTTTCTTCATCCATCCTACATACTGCCAATCTATATCGAACCCCCATTCTCCTTCTAGTTCTACTTTAGCTTCGTCGTATAAAGAACGTAGTTTCCTGAACTGAGTTTCGAATTTTTCTAGTGTAGAAGGTAATTGTTCTAGTTTACCTGCTACATAGTCTTCGGCTTGTTGGTGTATGTCTGATCCACGAGATGCCGCAGGACTTGACGGCTCCATTACTTTTTTAACTTTGCTTATGTAAATTCTATATGGACATTCCTCAAACACTTTTAACGTGGAATAAGACCATGCGGGTGTTTGACCTAGCTTAGTTGGTTTAGCAATAAGCTTATCTTGGTCGGGTCGGCTATCCTGTGTTAGTTTCATTTAGCATACTCTGTTATAAAAGAGTATGCATTATAACTTAAAGTTATGTTCCCACAAGTAACGCTTTATCTTGCTGCTCAAAGTAAGTTTCAATTAGTTCATCACGTTGAGCTTTTGTTACATCCCACATTATTTCCCGTCCGCGTTTTTTCATAGTACGTCCTGAAGGCACTCCGTTCCTATCTAGCCGTTTACGAAATTCTTTAGCATTTAATCTCGGTGTTTGTTCA